GCACCTTGTGGTGACTGTTTGATTTGCTTCGTCATCTGTCAAGGATGCGCCGTACAAAGAATTCTTGGCGGCAATGCGCTCAAAGCTGTCCAATATCCAAGGCAAGTCCCGCACACAGCAAATAATCTTGGTCTGTGGATACAGGTCTTTAAGAAGTGATGTCTTGGCAGTCCAGCCCCTGCTGGTGTCAAACACTGTGTTTGGCGCGACTGCTTTGTAGTAAGCCTCAAATACGTCTTTCAGTATTTGTTTGCGTCTAGCTTCATCTACTAGGTGGTTGCTCTCACTGCCCGTAATGACATTGATGGTCGATGCCACCAAGCCCTGTACAGGTGAGGATATGTCTGCATAGAACTCAGGGTTCTGACGCAAGATAGCCGAGAGCAGGGTCGAGCCTGAACGTGGCAAACCAGAGATGAAAAAAAACTCCTTCATGCCTGTGGAATCCAACTAAGTGTTGCTTCATCCCATTGATAACGCACATTACCACCATTCATAATGGCATCTGCTGGTCTTGCTACAGGTGCAGCCCATGTCATTGTGTCAATGTAGCCAATCCATGATGGGTAAGGCTTACGGGCTTCGTGTTCTGCGGTTCTGAGGGTGGTGTACTCTGCCTCAGTCAATACTTGCAATACACCAGCAATGGTCGTATCGGCATCGTCATCGCAAGTGCCGTAGTATCTTGGCGCTCTCAGGTATGTGCCATCAGATGCTACTTCAACAGGCCATGTAGAACTGTCGTGCCATATGTGAGTCCAACCCTTGACAGCAGGCATTGATGGGCCTGTGCGTTGAGGTTCTGATGTGCAGACTATTTTAGTTACTGCGTCTACTTCGGTTATGCAAATGTACATTGTGATACTCCTTTAAAATTAAGCTAAGATTCTGCGGGTGGCTCGGACACGATAACTAGAGGTTTTTGAAGCATTAAACTGTTGACCAGCATTAAATTCTTGCCCTCGTCCGTAAGCAGGAAATCCAGAAAAATTTTGAGTGCTACACCAGTAAAAACTAGCATTAAAATCTTCTGCTCCAGTATCTTTAAAATCTGTTGCAGATGTTTGTGCAGGGTCGCCAGCAGTATAATTACCTCGACTTGGTACAGCGTTGGCGTTAGCACCAGAACTAGTGTTATTAGATGCTGTTGTAGGTTTAAGATTGTAATAACAGACCTCCAACTCGTTCTGGGCTGGCATATACCAATCAGAAAATCCACCAATGGTCAAACCTTCACAGAACTGTGCCGCTGGATATGTTGCTGAATTCATTGTTGAACTATTGGTTGGCCCGTCAATGACAGAAGTAGGGTCACCACCAGTGTTGCTTGTTTTCCACTGTAAATTGCTTTGTGCGGAAGCTACAGGGCCAACCACTAGGTTGTATATAGTCCCAGATTGGTCAATCTGCCCTGCATAGAACCCACCACCAAAGGCAGCGCCAATTACTGGCGCAATAGGTGTTACAGAATTACTTGCCGCACTAGCTGGGCTTGTGCCGCCCGGAGTTGAGGCTGTAACTGTAAATGTGTAAGAAGTGAGTGCTGTCAGCCCACTAACAGTAATAGGAGATGCACCTGTACCTGTCAAACCGCCGGGGGAAGAGGTTGCTGTAAACGTAACTGTACCTGCACCAAGGTTAGTAGGCGCTGTATATGTAACAGTAGCGGACAACGTACCAGCCGTAGCAGTGCCAATCGTAGGAGCGCCGGGGGTTGCAGGCCAGATGCCTTGCTTTACATAATTTGATGCTTGGTCAAGTGTCCAGATACCTTTAGCCGCAGAGGTTGTCGGAGCCGTTGGGTTCTTGGTGATAAAACCGCCGGGATATTGTTTAATGCTCATGGCTGTTCCTTAAACTGCAACACGGCGAATGGCTCGGACACGGAGAACGTAGTTTTTATCGTAACCATTCTGAACGCCGCCATCAAAGCGCTGTAACTTTGCGGTTGTAGCAGAATCCTCAGTACTAGACCAATAACCGCTACCCGTAAAATCTTCTGCTCCTGTGCTTTGAAAATCAGTAGAAGAAGTTTGCGCTGGATTTCCAGCCGTATAGTTGCTTGCCCTTGCAGGAACAGCGTTAGCGTTTATTCCAAATGAGGTGTTATTTGCTTGTGTCGTTGGTTTTAAATTAAAGTAACAAACCTCAAGCTCATTTATAGCTGGCATATACCAATCTGTTTGACCCCCCGTGGATAAATCATTGCAGAAATGTCCTGCTGGATAAACAGTAGAATTTCCATCAGCAACAATATCTGCCGTGTTTTGTGGGCCGTCTATAACACTATCAGCACCAGTAGTAGCGGTATTAGCGTTCTTCCATATGATGCTTGAATTTTGTGCAGACGCAACAGGGCCAACAGCTAAGTTGTATATAGTCCCAGATTGGTCAATTTGACCTGCAAAGAAGCCACCGCCAAAGGCAGCGCCAATAGTGGGAACACTACTATAAGTAGCCCCAGCAATGTTAAGCATAATTCCACTCATGCTAAATTACCCGTTACTACAGCGACTGTAGCAGTGATAAACAGAATAGTAGCTACACCTCGTGTAGTAACACTGAAGGTGCTAATATCTGCGTCTGTACCGCCCTTGTAAACCGTTGTCACAGCAGAACAAGTGCAAGAAATAGATGCTGATGTGTTGTTAAAAATGCTGATTGCATCTCCAGCAGCAAACACAGATGCGGGAACAACAACTGTGCCTGATGTACCTAACTCAATGAACTTACCAACATCACCAACAACAAGGGTGTAGCTTGCTGTTTTAGCGCCTGAGTTTGGTATGTTGAGATAGCCAACTTTGTTTGTGCCGTCTGCTGTGCAAGAAGCAAGGTTGCCTGTTGCTGATGCTGTGCCACCTTGGGCAACAGTAATAGGTGTAGAAACGCTAGTGATAGTAACATTTCCTAAAGATAAATTGCTAATACTAGTTGTTGTGTTTCCTAGATAAACCGCTGTATTGCCAATTGTGATGGCAGTAGAAAAGTTACTGTCTAGTTGAGACAGTGGAATAGCAGCGGTTGCTGTACCAAATGTATACGGAACTGGCATTTTAGAACCTCACTCTCAATTCATGTTCAAATTCAATTGTGTTAACAATAAATGCAGGGTCTGTGGATGTCATTGTCAAACCCAAATATTTACCATACTGTTGGGCATCTGACTTATACAAGGCGTACCCTGAACTTGTCAACCAGCCGATTGTCGCCAAACTGTTGTTCTGCCAAAGGATTGTTACCCCTAAATTGTTGTACCAAGTCACAGTGTTGTTCAACGTGTAAACAGGACTAGAGCCTTGCTCACTGTCTACTGTTATGTTGAATGTTCCACCCGTAGAAAGCGTTGCCTCTATACCAAATTTTAATGCTTGTTTGGTACGAATAGGGTCTTTCATAGGAGATAAAGAAGTCTGTATCTCTGAAGACACATTTGCAGTTGCATCTCCATACAAGCGGAAAAGTGCGGTGTTTGTAACGCCATACAAGTTTATCAAGCCATCAACAGGAGCAGAAGACAAGTAACTTATTGCGCCTTGACTGGTAATAAACCACTTTTTCTCAAAAAATAAACACTGTACAAACCTGTCTCCCGTGGTGGTCGGAAAAGTAGGTACTAAATAAAAGTTAAAAGCCGCACACAAGATATTGTTGAGCAAAACCTGACCCGCAGTCACAGGCTTACTAAAGTCTATAAACGGAAAAATACCATCTAGTTGGTCAGAAATCTTGCTTGTTGTTGAACCTACTAGGGCAAACACCCCATAGTTATTCATAAACAATACTGAGCGGAAATAAGGGAAAACAGCGTATTTCAGCTTACTACCAACAGAGGCAGACACGTTTGTATTGGTGAACAGGGTATCCCCTGTATTTGTAATCCTCACATCTGAAAAGACGTTGATACTGTCTTCACCAAAAATGTAAAGAAAGTTGTTGGCAGACACCATGTGTTGAATATTGCCACGCAAGGTAGAGTCGGCAATAATTTCAGAACCAGCAGAAACAGATGTAAAGTCAGTAGGGCTAGTAGCAGAAGAAAAGGTAACTGTACGACCTGTAGAAATCCAAACACGACCAGAAAAGGTAGCAACACTAGATATTTCATCTAGGTTAGGTACACCTATCACAGTAGCATTTGCATTTCCTGTTGGCGTAGGTGGTGCAGCTATCGTGACAGAAGGAACACTTGTGAAGTTATCTCCCACATTTGTCATGATGACTTCAGTAACAGCGTTGCCAAACACAATAGCAGTGGCGGCAGCATTACCACCACCTCCACCCGTGATGGTTACGGCGGGAGCGGAAGTTGGGTTATAACCAGAACCACCATTGGTAACTTGTACGTACAACGCACCTTTGGTGAAAGTTAATAGTTGGGCAATAGCGTTAGCACCGCTGCCGCCGCCGCCTGAAATGGTTACTGTAGGAGATGCTGTGTAGCCACTACCACCTTCTACTATTTGAATAGAAGTGACAGCATTTGCTGTAATTGTCGATTCTGCTGTTGCTTGTGTACCATTTGATTGGTTGGGCGAAGAAATGGTTACTGCTGGCGCAGAGGTGTAACCTGAACCTTTGGCAGTTATGCCTATCCTACCTACACCACCAACCTTGAGCAAATCAGTTCCATCCCAAGAAAAAAGTCCTTTATTGGGGTCACCTATAAAAACTTCTTCATTTTTCCACTGTGCTGTAGACACATTAGAAGAAGAGAAAGTGCCTATCACGCCTACATTTCCTACAGTGCCTGTATCTATAATTACGTATTGCCCTCTACCATCTTGTTCAAAAGCTAATAAATAGTCAAACAAACCAAGATTAGTATTTGTAAGGGTTGTTACTGTATTGCCAAAAGAAATAGCGTTATTACCACCATCTTTGACTGTCACTTGAGCAGGAACAATTTTAATGTTGCCAAAACCAATAGGCATGGCATTCTCAATCCAAGAGAATTCCTCTTCATCAATAGCTGTTCTGTTGGACTTAGTATTCAAGCCCTTAAAGTTTTTATAGACAGCGTAAGATTTTTTTTGCTCTGCTGCTGCCATGATTAGAACGTAGAGTAGGGGTCAGGGATTCTGCGGGTGTACACAGAGTTCAACACTGCTTGGATTTGCTTTGCATACTCTTGCTTGTATATCTCAGCTTCTCCATAGCTCTGTTCTTTGTACTTGGCTTTGTAAGCCGCATAGAAAGCTACAGGCGTAGTGTAGGGGTCTTGTATTTGGTCATTAACATTAGGCGTATTCAAGCTTAACGCAGTAGGCAAAATGGTAGAGTCAATCTCTACAACATATGCTTGGTCTGGAACAGGGCCAATATAGATAGTGTTTTGTCCGTAAACAGAAAAACAAACAGGTCTGCCTACATAGTTTTGCCAGTAACGCAACTGGGCATTAAAGTTTGACCAAGGCAAATACCGCAGAGGAATACGACTATTACCCCAATAAATATTAACATTCAGAATATCTAAAGTTGTACCAGTGGAAATAGTAGCATAGGGAATAATTTCCGCAGGGCCAGAATATTGCAATGTGGCTGTGCCATCTGTGAATGGGGTAGAAGGTGGGAATGTGTATCCAGAAGCGGGATAAGCTGGAGCAGTAGCACCAAGCACACCACTAACAGTTATTTCATATATGAAGATACTGTTGAATACAAACTCACCAGCAGTAACAGTAGCGCCCGCAGTCCATACGGTTGCGGCTACGCCTGTAATAGAAATTGGGGTGGCAGTTATTTGCAGGGTGCGTAAACACCCTGTATCTCTCGCTACTCGCTCACGGGCATCGTTGATGTAGTCCGTTAGCTCTGAGGTAGACCAGAAGACAGAGTTTGCATCATGCAATAAACGCTGTACTTCCGTGATGTAGGAAGAGAGAGTTGCCATGTTACCTTCATGTTAAGCAACCCTCTGATTGACTTTTCCCCCAACGGATTTCTCAATCCGCAAGGGTACTACGCCAACCGCCGAGGGTAACGAGCGGTTCT